CCATTTTGTTCTTTGTTTCTAAGAAGTTTTCATCAAAAAAATATGCTGTCGGCAAATTAAGTGCTTTACAAATTTTTTCGTATTCATCGGTTTTAATCGCTTGCTGATTCGTCATCATCCTTGAAAACTTAGAATCGTCAATGGATGATCGTTCTGCAATAAAACCAAATTTTAGACCATTCTCTTCGATGTATTGGCGAATACGATTATTTATTTTCATATCATCACCTCCCTGTTCTTACTATCTAAGAACCTTACATACATAATATAATTCTTACTTTCTAAGATGTCAATACTTTTTTCATATTATCTAGGAATTTATTCTTTACAACTAGGAATGAGGTTATAATCTAAGAAATGAGGTGAAACGAATGTCTGTTCTATCTGAACGGTTAAAATCAGCCAGAGATCATAAAAATCTTAAGCAGACTCAAGTTAAGGAAAGAACAGGAATCAACAATAAAACTCTAAGCGGTTATGAAAATGGAGTTAGCATTCCTGATCCCGACACCTTAACAAGGCTGGCTGATTTGTACGAAGTATCAACGGACTATTTATATGGACGTACAAACGATCCAAGGCTAAGGGTTGACGGAATGCCATTTCTCAATGAAAAGGACGAAAACGATATTGCAAAAAGAATGAAACAAATTAGGGAAGATTTAAAGAAAGGGAGCGATGGAGAATCAATAGCTTTTTATGGAGAACCTTTATCCCCTGAAGCAACCGAATCACTTTTGCAGTCATTGGAATTTATTGAAAGGCAAACAAAACTAATTAACAAGAAATATATTCCTAAGTCACGCCGTCAGGAGTGATTTCATTGTCAAAACACATTGATGACATAATCAGCGAATTAATTAATAAGTACAATACAAATAATCCATTAGATATTGCAAAAAAAATGAATATAAATCTAATTGAATTTACTCTTGATAAAGAACTTTGTGGATACTACCGTTATATTAGAAGAAACAAATATATCATAGTCAATAATTCATTGGTTGATTCTATGAAATTATTTGTCATCGCGCATGAATTAGGTCATGCCATATTACACCCTAGAATTAATACTTACTTCTTACGCAGATACACCCTATTTCCAGTTGGCCGAATTGAAAATGAAGCAAATGAATTTGCAACAAAATTACTTATCAGGCTTTACGAACTGCATGAAGGCATCACTAAAGAAAATTTATTAAAAAATTGTGGCATTCCGCCAGAAATGGCTAGATTCATATAAATGGAGGGTTAAATGTTGCGAATCAAGGATAAATGGTATTATTCAACACCACTTATATCTTTATTAATTGCGTTTTGGTTTTTCGTCATACCTGGGATAATTGGAATCATTCTTCTTATTCTACAAATGAAAAGCAGAAACAAAGTCATGAAAGAATTTGGACTTATTGATCTTGAAAACATTAATAAACAGATTTCGGATAAAGAAAAATTATCCCATGACTTGGAAGAAAAGATTAGCAAGTTGTCATCTGAACTCAAAACTAAAAAAAACGAATTGGAATCATCTAAGAGAGAAATAAAATTTATAAAAGATACATTGAATGATTTAGAAAATGAAAAGAAAAACGAAATTAATATTGTAAAACAGATCAATTCTGAAAAAGAGCAGCTTGTTAAGTTAAAAAATGACAACAATAAATTGTCTGACCAGATTAAAGAAAATGAAAAATTGATCAAAGAATTTTCTTTAACAAATGACGAAATAGCCGCAGCAAAAAACGAATTGAAGGAATTAAAAGATAAAATTATAGAAACTAACGAGGAAGTTCTTAATCAATCATTTGGATTCTACGAACCTCATTATCATTTTGAAAACTCTGAGCAATATCAGGAAAAATTAAAAGAAATCAGAATGAAGCAAAAACAAATTGCCAGAACAAAAGAAGCTGTTGATTATTATGATAATTGGACACTTGATGGTAGCAAGCAAAAAGGACGGGCAATGAATAACGATAATATCCGTCTTGCTTTGCGGGCCTTTAACAGCGAGTGTGATACAGCGATTAACAAAGTTAAGTTTAATAATGTTGAGACTTGTGAGAAGAAAATAAATGCATCTTACAAAGCAATAAACAAGGCTAACCAGCGAAACCGAATAGAAATCAAAAAAGAATACTTAGCTTTAAAATATGACGAACTATATCTCGCTTATGAATATGAGCAGAAAAAAGAAGAGGAAAAAGAAGAACAACGACAACTTAAAGAGCAAATGCGTGAAGAAGCAAAAGTTCAACACGAGATCGAACGTGAGAAAAAGAAAATTGAGAAAGAAGAACAACATTTCAGTAACGAATTGAAGCGTTTGAGAACCGAAGCTGATAGTGCTGAAGGCGAATCCAAGATGGACTTACTTAATAAAATCGAAGAACTGGAAACTGAGGTTCAAGAGCTCGCAAAAGATAAAGAAGATATATTCAATCGTGAGAAGAACACACGCGCTGGCTATGTATACATTATTTCCAACATCGGTTCTTTTGGCGAAGATGTTTACAAAATAGGTTTAACACGTCGCCTGGATCCTACAGAACGTGTAAAAGAATTAGGTGATGCATCCGTCCCATTTACTTTCGATATCCATGCAACTATATTTAGTGATGACGCTCCTGCCCTCGAAGCAGCATTACATAGAACGTTCGATGATCGACGTTTAAATAAAGTTAATCATCGAAAAGAATTCTTTAGTGTTACTCTTGATGAAATAAAGTCTGTAGTAGAAAAGAATCATAACAAAACAGTAGAATATACAAAACTTGCAGAAGCACAAGAATATCGCCAATCCCTTGCCATTGCCAAAAAGGAAAATATCAGTCAAAACGTCGGATAAGGAGTGATCAAAATGCTATCGCCAAAAGATGTTCGATCTTCTCTAAAACCATTTGTAGGGAGCATGACAGCATTCAATAATTCGGATGCTTTATCAAAAATATTATTTGATGATGAAATAATTGAATTAGCCGGTCAGTGGAAAGTTGGCAATATCGCCGTTCTTACAAAACAGAGACTAATATTTTTTGAAGGCACGTTTAAAATAAAACAAGAATTGTATGATCGGGATAAAATTAAGGACTTTCATACCGAACGCACGACAAAGCGTGATTATTTGAAATTCATCTATGATGAAAAAGACATTGTGTATCCAGTTGACCGATCAAAAAAGATAACTGACTTTGCAATAGCATTAGAAAAAAAGTTGGGGTCTGTTCATGAGGAAGATCATGGGATTAAAGAAAAAGTCTATTTAAAAGGTAAAACAAGCGTTGGTCTTGACATAATCAATGGTGCTGATCAATTAGAATTTAAAGCACAAATATGGTATGTAATGTATCAAGAGGAACCAGGTGAAGTTAAATTTGCAACCGAATCCAGATTACCAATAGGAGAATCCTTCAAACTGATCGGTTTTGATCGAACAGAGAATTTCAAACGAAGCATCAGCAATATTATTGGTGCCGCTGCACTTGGAAGAATATACGGTACAGCAGGAGCAATAACCGGCGCTATAGCTGCTCAAAATACAGGAAAAGACTTTTCCACCGCGTCCATTCTTTTGCAACGTGAAAACGGTGAACGATTTATACTTATTGTTAAGTGTAATCAAGACACATTGAAACAACTTCAAGCATTCATTCCTACAGTTGTAAAAAATGAGGAAAAACAAACACCGTCTGTCCTTTCCCCTGCCGATGAAATCAAAAAGTTTAAAGAACTACTTGATATGGGTGCCGTCACTCAAGACGAATTTGACGCTAAGAAAAAACAGCTATTGGGGCTGTAATTATGTCAAAGAAAACTAATGAACCTGATGGTTGCATGGGCTGTTTTACCGGAGTATTGGCAATCCCATTTTTATTAATTCCTGCAATTATTATTATGGCCGTTATATGGTCGCTCTGGCATTGGATATTTGGTTAATTGCCGCTCATGTGGCATACATATTGTTAGTCTATAATTCTATTGTGCTGGAGATGAAACGATGCAGCTCGGAACAATACTTCTTGCTGACAAGTTTATAAATGACGGAAAAGACTCAGCAATCATTAATTTTGTCGGACAGTTCATTTTTAAACAATTACCAAAAAACCGCACTTTTACTATAGTTTTTACCCTTCTTGACACTAAAATAGGTGACAAGTATAACGTACATGTAACCATAACAGATCCATCAAAAGAAGAGATTTTTGAGGGTACTATAAATGAGGTGCCACTAACTAAAAATATGAAATTAGCTCATGGTAAGTTATTAAGTGGAGTTGTTTCGGCAGTATGTCCCCAAGTAACTTTTAAAAAAGCTGGAATATATGATGTTAACGTATTTGTCGAAAATATCACAAGCGATGAAAGGACTGCTGATCAGTGCCATTTCGCTGTTGAGGAAGTGACTTCGACAAATGGAAAATAAAAAGGTTGTCAGTCTACAAGGATTCAAGTTTTCCTCTGCATCCTCAAACAATGGGAATAAGAATAATTTTTATGAACTGGAACCTAAAAAGGTTTATAATGAAGCTAGTTATGAAACGGCTGTCACAAAATCATCTGGAGGTGACGATGGAATGGACGGAAACGATTATGTAAAACACCGCGAATTAAAAGATGAGTTGACTAATCTTCGTACTGAAATCGGCCTTCAGTTTGAGAATCAATATTTAAAAATCGATAAACTTATTAACGATAAATCAGCTGAGGATCGAAAAGAAAGAAAATCAGATAAGCACTGGATCATTGGCACTTCGATAGCAACAACAAGCGTCATTGTAGCTATCGCTAGTATCATATTAGGAATTGTCCTACATTAAATAAGCGTTCATGTCGCCGCTAACGCGGCTTTTCTTTTATGCATAAAAAGAACATACATTCGTTTAAGGAGATGATTAAAATGAACTGTGCCTTATACATTCGCGTTTCAACAACGGAACAAGCTGAGGAAGGCTATTCAATCAGTGCTCAAAAGCAGCGCCTATCCGCATATGCCCAGTCACAGGACTGGGACATCATTGGTCTGTATGCTGATGAAGGTATATCCGCCAAAGATATGAACCGTCCCGATCTACAAAGAATGATCCAAGACATTAAAGACGGCCATATTGATGTAGTGCTTGTCTATAAACTTGATCGACTTACACGATCCGTCCTAGATCTTTATGAGATATTACAAATATTCGATAAGTACGATTGCAAGTTTAAGAGTGCTACAGAGGTCTATGACACGACAACGGCTATTGGTAGACTATTTCTAACTTTAGTAGCTGCACTCGCCCAGTGGGAACGCGAGAACCTAGGGGAGCGTGTACGCTTTGGCATGCGTGAAAAAGTATGGCAAGGAGAATGGCATGGGGGTACCGCCCCTTTTGGATACAATGTGATTGATGGAAAACTTGTTATCGATGAAAAAGAAGCAATGGTCGTACGTAAAATATTTGATTTATATACCGCTGAAGGACTTAGCGATCGTAGGACTGCATTAGAATTAAACGATCTTGGCTATTTGACGAAAAAAGATAAGTTTTGGAACGAAATAAAAGTTGCTCGTATTCTTAAAAATCCAGTCTATATTGGAAAATTTAGATGGGATACAAAAGGAAGTAGGAAAGATTATTTTGTATCTGATGGTGCTCCAAAGTTCATTGATGAATCTACATTCTATAAAGCTCAGAAGTTAAGATCCGCTCGAAGCATCGTTCATGGACGACAGTCTACCAGCAATTATTATTTCAGTGGATCATTACGTTGTGCGCGTTGTGGGTCGCTTTTGAAAGGTGTGGCAACGTTTCACGGCAAAAACAAGTTTAAACATTATCAATGCCGAAAACGAACGATAAAGCAATGTGATCTTGGAACTATAAGTGAAAGACTATTTGAAAAGGCATTTATAAGCTATTTATTAGAACATTATCCTCCTCACTTTGATGAAGAAGCAAAAAATGAAATTGCGGCTTCCGCTGAAAATACCAATAATGAAGAACAAGACAATTTACATTCGGAATTAGACCGCATCATCAATCGTCGAAAGAAGTGGCAATATGCATGGGCAAATGATGATATCAGTCAAGAAGAATTTAAGGCACGCATGAAAGAAGAACACGAGCGAGAAGAAGCAACAAAAAAACGATTATTTGAATTAAACGCTGACGAAAACAAACAATTAAATTATGAACAAATTAAGGCGTACCTTGATTACTTTGAAAACTGGGATGAATTAAGTGATATTGAGAAAAAGCAACATATCCAACTTATGATTGAGTACATCATCGTGGATAAAGTTGATTCAGGCCCACTTGATGATCGAGTAAAGATAAAACAGATAAAATTTAGGTGATTGTTGCCTATTATAACTCTGGGTAGAGCCAACGTTATAGTAGACAACAAACAGTCATATTATGCCACCAATATCATACCTATAAAACATGGAGGTGATGTGATGGCAAAGCACGGATTGAATACCACGTTTGATGCAGACATATACCAGTCTTTTAAAAGGAAGTGTGATCAGAATGGTTTTGGCATGAATGAAGTGTTACAACTGTTTATGGTTGAGTACATCAATGGAAATTATGAGGTTGAGAAAACAATGTCATTGAAAAAAATGTAAAAGGCAACCCGATCCCCTACCACAGATCACGGATTGCCTACCTTGTCAGCACGCGGGCCGACACGCTTATTATAGCCTATTTATTGGGAAAAACCCAACAACCAATAAGCCAAACGGCCCGCTGACCCAAAAACCCTGACTTTTAGAAGTGTCTCGCGCGCACGTACGCGCGAACCATCAAGGGAGAGGAGCGGACTTTTGTTTTGAAAAAACACGATATCAAATTTGCTGTGACTGTTGACGACAAACGAAAATTGATGCTGATGGCATTTGATACGGATCTCTCGTTAACGCAATTTTGCTCGCAGCTTGTCCGGGAAGAACTTGTAAGATATCGCATGTATTCGAAAATAGCTTACCCAACTAATGGAGTGCTTATACATGTCAAATTGGAGGATGATTATTTTAAGATGGTGCAAACGTTGGCTGTGCAGTGGTTGCTGCCCTATCGCCAAGTTGTACATCGACTGGTAACTAACTATCTCAAAGAACCGAATCCAATTGACGTAATGGTAATTTCTTATACGGATCTTTAAATGTGTGGTCCAATGTACCACAAAACGGAGGTAATATCATGCAAAGTTCTGCTTTTATTGATTTAGGTTACGGATGGAGCAAAGGAATTGGGAATGGAAAACAGTTTTTTGAACCATCCGTGGTTGGAGACGCACGGCCATTGATGGATGAGCAGCAACGCGACGGGGATATGATCTACCATGATGATAATCAAACACTCTTTGTTGGCAGTCTTGCTCTGCGGCAAAGCAAGATTCGTTACAATAGCACAGGCGAAAATAAAGCTGAAACGTGGACAACAGCCATTATTCTCAAGACGGCGCTTGCTAGCTTGTCCCCCACCGGTCCAGTTAACCTCATTACAGGATTGCCTGTAGACTATTATATGAAGCAAAAAGAATCGATGGCGCAATTGATTGACGGATTAAATATATCCGGTGCGTACAAAGTAAAATTCGCCAGGCAACATCAACTAGTTCGCTCCAATCCGCTGATTGCCCATTATAAGATCGTTCCGCAGCCGTTTGGCAGCGCGATGGACTATCTCTTAGATGGTCATGGCAATGTCGTGCGTATGGACGACGCCAAGAAGTCAATACTCGTGATCGATGTTGGCTACTACACACTCGACCTGCTCGAATTGGACGGCATGGAGATTGGTAAGAATAGCCGGTCACCACATGGATTAGGCGTGGACACTGCTTACAACCTATTACACGGCTATCTCGTAGATATGATTGGTCGCGCGCCGGAGCGTTTTGAAATGGACCGCTATGTGCTTGCAGGTGAATATGCCGGTTATGACATTCGCCCACTTATCAAACACGCGTTTCAGGCACTTGCACAGCAAATTTTATTAGAGATTGACAGCTTATCAAGCTATTACGAGTTATTTTTATTAACCGGGGGCTGTGCTCCGACAATTAAAGAGTTTATCGATCTTCCAAACTTGGTTGTGCTCAAAAATTCGCAGTTTGGCAACGTTCGAGGATACGGGAAAATTGGGGCACGGTTATGGTCGAAGTAATCCGTGTGCGGCTAAGGAAAAAGAAAGACGATGATCTGCGTACGGTGTTCGAAGGATTGGCTGACGATCGAAGCGATGTGATACGCGCAGCATTGAGGGCATACCTATTTAACCAGCCAGAGCCTTCGACGATATCCACTAAGCCTGTCCCAAGGTTAGAAAAGAAGGAAAAGCCAGACGAAGCGGTCACTGGTGGATTAGATGATCTTTTGGGAAACTTTTAGCAAAATGGCAAAAATCCGCCTAAAACAGCGCTAAATACGATAAAAAGCGACCGTATTGACAGCGCGTAACCGTTATTTCTGCTAAAAATGCGATTTGCACGATCTAAACGGATTATGGATAATGGTCTTGTGAGGGAATCGGTGTGGAGACTCTTAACATAGAAAATACTCATCTGCCTTGAGTAAGCGGATGGGTATTTTTATGCGCTCCGAATGCGCTGATGTGCCAAGATGCCGCCTTTGTTGAATACACGAACCATACGGCGCGTGTAGCAATATGCCTTAATGTACGTGTCATTGCACTCAATCACGCGAATATGTCGCTTTGAAAATGTGCCGTCCTTCGCCATATAGATGATTTCTAAGATGTCGCCGCGTCTCATGGAATTACTCTCAATGTCCGTGGGCAGCCGTGCTCAAAGTTAACACGCCCATCCTTCTTTAAACGCTCCAAATGCCCTTGTACGGTACTCGTAGACTTGAGATTAACTGCAACTGCCAATTCTCGTACAGACGGTGGATAGCCCTTCTCTTTGGTCAAATTTTCAATTGCATCTATGATCATTTCTCTTCTTTTCATCTTCATCACCTCATATTAATTATAACGAACATTAGTTCTATTTTCCAGTATAAAAAGAACATTTGTTCGTGTATAATATGGATGAGGTGAATATTATGAATGAATCTCCAAACTGGCCGACTGAGGAAGAAGAACAATTAATCCAAGAGTATATGTTCCTGCCAGCTATACGAATGGCGTTAGAACGTGACAGGAAACGTATTCAGGCCGCTAAGACTAAGTTTGAGCAATGTTACTTATTTACAATAGACGAAGCCATTCACCGTGTCACACAGGATATGAATAAAAACAAGAAAAAATTATTTGATCTTGGTATTAAGCCGAAACGCAAAGACTGGTTTAGCTATGATGTGACCACTCGTGGACGCATATTTGACATAACCTACCACAAAAATAATGCAGCCGATTGGATTAATGAGCGAATTAAAGATTACTTGATTAACCAGAGTTACTTAATAATAGATTAGATCCCCGGTGATGGAGATATTTTTTTATAAAAAATGCTGAAAATGGTTTACTTTTCTACTACATGTAGTATAATAAAAGAGTAGAAAAGATAAGGGGCGACGGAAAATGACTATTAAAAAAATGATTGAAGCAATAAATAAACTTGCTGATGATTGCTATTATGACTATGATGTAATGGGTGTAAGATTCGAGGACAAGGACCGTGAAGTTAGTGAGGAAATTGCTGAAAATAGCCGACATAACGAAGACAGAGACGACGAAAGAGAGTTTCCGGAATATGGAACAGATGAATATGAAGAAATGGAAGAACTTGACGGTGTGAGTGCATGGGAAGTTGAAAGCCCATTTATCAACGATCTAAAATATATCGGTCTTGATAAAACAATTGAAAAAGCCGGGTTTATCACTGATCATTGCTATTTTATCGCCGGAAATTATGGTAGAAATAATGAGACGGGTGATGTTGGCGAAGTTGTTATCAAGAACGCAAAAGTCATTGCAAAGTTATTTTAATCCTCCAATCGGAGGATATTTTTTTAGATAAATGGTAATAAATCTATTGCTTTAGTTTACTACATGTAGTAATATATAGACATGGAAGGAAAACAGGGGGAGTGATCTATTGTCCGACGAATCAAAACAAACCGAATACAATCGTAATTGGCGTAATAAAAATAAAGATCGCCAGCGTTATCTATCTAAGCGATCTACTGCTCGATCATTTATTAATAAAGACGCCGATTCGGCTGATTTAATTAATCTATCCAACCTTATTAATGATAGGTGGAAAAAAATGAATCGTTATGAAAAACTGAATGTGCTTAACTCGACACTTTTTGACTGGGAAGGAAAAGAGTTACGCACTTTAGAAAACCCTTACATTGATGGCGAACAGGGACAGCGTCCTTATTATCGCGCAATCGCTTTAGATGCCGAAGAAAATGAACATGAAGTGATTTGGGATGTATTTGATGGTTGGGAAGACATCACGGATGAATCCTCTATTTGTGACTGGGACAATCCGATAAGTGTGACTAAATTATGACTAGGCGTGCTATTGACTTAACCAGTAAAAGATTTGGCAAGTTAGTTGCTCAATATCCTATAGCAGAGCGCCGTAGGGGTCGTGTTGTCTGGCATTGTCAATGTGATTGTGGAAATACAATTGATGCTACTGTGACCGAACTAAACAGAGGCGATACAACGTCATGTGGTTGCTTAAAAAAAGAAATGAATAAACGAAATCTGCGTGATCAATATGATAATAAACGTATTGATAATGTCGTCAAACCCTTGTTTAAAGATAAAACACCACGAAAGGATAGTACAGTTGGATACCGTGGTGTATCAAAATACTATACGCGTATAACAAAAGAGTTGCGCTATCGCGCTTGGATAACGGTAAACGGCAAACGGCATTACAAAGCCGGGTTTAAAACAGCTGAGGAAGCCTACTACAATGGCAGATTGGTCCTAGAACAAAAATATTTGCCATTTAATCACGAAAATAAATAAGTATGTACCCCCAACCGGGGTTTTGTTATGTATCCCGGCATAGCCGGGTATGAATCATTATGTTATTTTGTATCTGCTGTATTGTCGCGTGGCTTGTGGTAGCCGAGTGCTTGCGCGCTGTCGCTTAAACCAGCAGTCGTTGGGTCGTTAACCGCATGCCAAACACTTACAATCACCAAGCCAAGCACATATGGATTTTTAATCGCTGCCATTAGCGTGTTGCCGAGGATGACCCAAGATGTCAGGTCTTTAAGTGTGATTCCGGTGTATGCCAAGATTGGTAGGATCACCGACAGCGCCAATTGTGCGATAAATACAGGGTTTTTAAAGCGTACCAACCAGTTAATGTTTTTCATATTAATTCACTCTCCTAATGGGTAAATAGTATCTTTCTGTTAATTGAGCATAGTTTCCATCGTCCGTAAAAGTAGCTAGATATTTTTCGATGTCCTTGTTGGAAAAAGGGCTCCTCGATGTAATTTCTGTAATTACATCCCCCGACTTATGGCGGACAGTAAGGTAATATATTTTATACATTAGAACATCACCTTCCAAGTTTTTTCACCGACAATGCCATCGGCGGACAGTCCATGACGACGCTGGTAAGCTTGTACCGCTTTTTTAGTTGCTGGGCCATAAATACCATCCGCTTTAACGTTTACCGCATTTTGGACGCGCTGAACGTCTTTTCCACGGCTTCCTGCTTTGATCAGATGGCCGGGGTAGGCAACAGCAGACTTTGCTGCCGCCTTTTTCTTGGCTGGGCTTTTTTTAAGAGCAGTCAACGTTTTGGGCCCGACAATGCCATCGACAGAAAGTTTGTGTTTGGCTTGGAAATCTCGCACGGCCGCGTTTGTTTTCGGGCCTGTCAGGCCGTCTACATCTAGTTTATAGCCGAACTTGTTTAATAGACTCTGATACTCTTTAACTGCCGCGCTGCCCTTTGTGGACGGCTTAGACGTGTTTCCGGGTGCTTTTTCTCCGCCGACTACATCGTACAACTCAAAATGCGGATAATCCTTAAAACTGCGCCAGTCACCGCCCCACTTGAATCCCTCTGCTTTCATGGCGCTGATGACTTTCCGGAAAGGGCCGTTAACATTCCAGCTAACTGTTCGGCCGTCTGCACTGTACAAGCAAAGATCGACTGCAACGCCGTAGTTATGGTTAGACTGTCCGCCCCGTGCGTTGGTGACAATCTTGCCGGGCTTAGTACGGCCAATTGCATATAGTGCGTCTTGTTCTGCCTTAGAGCGATAGCCCTGCGCCACGCAGATATAGATGCCTTGCTTTGCGAGCTTTTTGATTACGGCACGTGTTTTATTCGCAACGTCTGCGCGTAGTCCATTAACATCTAATTTGCGGTTTGCCTTGCTGATTAACCAATCTACTGATAAAGTCATTTAAACCACTCTCCTTATAATTTTTAAAATAAAAACAGCACTCACCTATTGGGAGGTAAGCGCTGTTCAATACCATCTAACTTTGTCACAATTATGTCGTATTTCTCGCTGAACTCGCTGAGAACTTTTGTCTGTTCATTCACTAGCTTATTAAGGCGTTTCTCGCGATCTTGAGCATCGTGTTCTCTCTCATGAGCTTCTTTTCTATACGCATATAAGAGCCATACAAAAACAAGCGCCCACGGTCCTTGTGTAATAAAATACTGTACAGTTTCAGTTTCCACTCCTGCCACCCCTCATCACATGATCAGTCATCCTTTCAATCCATTTTCGCAAAATAAAAACGCCTTATCGGCGCTGTAATCGATATTAAATTATGAAAATGAACCACCACCTCCATCGAGAGCATCAAGACGGCTTTCTATAGACTGTAATCGCTGTTCTAATGCATCCCTTTGCGCTTGTGTCCAGTGTGCTACTGTATCTGACGTGTGCGTGTCAAACTCCTCTTTTGATGCCTGTAAGACGTCCTCAACATTGTTTAGACAGACATCCGTTTTGTCCACTTGATGTGGATTGTTATGATCAAGTAAGTGATCCTGCAAGTCGTCGTATGCCGCCTGCTTAATGTTGTCAACAAGTGACAACCCGACCTGTGACTTAGTGACGTGGTGTGGATTGCTGGTATCGCTTGTATGGCTCTCAAACTCATCATCAGTCACATATCCTTGTAATTTGTCGTCTACATCCCCTGATGAAACACCGCTATTCCACTTTTGGCGCTCTACATCAGTGATGTGCCGGACATTATCCTCAAGATGTTGTGTTAGCGATTGCTGTTGCTGCGTGATTTCAACCTGTGCATTATCAACTGCCTGATTTGCGGCAATGACGCTACTGCTTAACTGTGTCACTCGCTGTCCTTTTTTTTGCAGGGCTGCAATGTTCCGTGTGATATCACTTTGAAAATTTCCTAATTCCAATACCGGAGACTTAGACGGATCTTCAGGATAATCTTCAATACTCATGATACGAGGTTGCAAGTCAACATCAATACCCTTGAGATCGTAAATGCACCAGATAAAATCTCCCCATGTAAAATTATGCAGCTTCAGTCCATTTTTCTT